CTTTTGCGATCTTACCCATAGGAGTTTCGAGTAACTTTGCCTTACCGATAAAGTTATTCCCGTCTTCCTTAAGAGAAAGAATCTTATGTGAAACGCGGTCAAGATTGATGGAAGGACCATCAGGGTGACCTAATTCTCCAAGGGCACGCCCTTTTTGAATATAGTTCTCATCGTATTTAGCAACTTCCCGTGCTAAAGTTTTCTGAGGATACATCCTGTTGTTGCGGTTTTTAATTTCCGACTGCAGAAAGATACCTTCAATGAAGTAATTTTTCTTGCCTTCCTTCTCTTCACAGAGAAAGTCAACGCTTTCGATTTCTTCAGCTATCAGTCTCATCTGTTTGTTCCTCAGGTTGTTGTTCAGCGGTAGGTTGCTCTACTTCTGCGGGAGGATCCTCTGGTTTACGACCATCAACTTCAACAGTTTCTGGTTGTTCGGACTCATCGGGAAGATTGTCTGCAATTTCATCTGCAGCATCTTGCGCGGTGTCATCCAATTCAAATCCCATACTTTGAGCAAATTCTACTTTACGTTGTTGAACTGCATCGTATGCTGCAGCTGCTAACGCATCATTTACGGAGTCAACTGCTTTCGCTTTGTCGTCTCCGAAGATTTGTTGTACAATTTGTTTTGCAATTTCGCTAGGCATAATAATCCTCTCACATTGTTATTTATTATTTAGAATTCTCCTCTTCGGAGATCTCCCGCGTCTACTTGCGGTTCTTCAGCAGGCAATTCTGCTTCAGATCCTCCAGCGCCAGGATCCATAGCGGGATCCATCTCTGCATTTGGATCAACAATAAGACCTGCTTCGCGTTCAGAGTTGATTTGTTTGTCAATTTCCTTGATTTCCTGTTCGGTTTGTTTCAGGACTTGACGACGCATGTAATCAATAGAGAAATACTTGCCGACGTAAGGATCCATAGTGTTAACTTGATTCATACGCTCATTGCGGATTTCAATTTCCTTCAGTTCAGTGAAGTAGTTGTCAGCAATGAAGTCGAATTGAATGTGTTCCTTCATCTCTTCCCACTCTTCCAAAGACATAACGCCTTTCAAAATGAGTTGAGTTTTCAGGAGATCCATAAACAATTCTGAGAATCTCTTGCGGAGACGTGCAATGAATTTCTGGAACTTTACTTCATCCCTAGTAATTTCAGCAGCACGACCGATGTTGAATGTAGTTTCCGTTTCTAATCTAGAAGACGGAACATTCAATGCTTTATATAGCTTCTTTTGGAAGTATTTGACATCCTCAAGTTCTCCAAGATTTTGTCCACCTGGCAACGTAGAGATCTCAGTTCCTCTACCGCCTTCCCTTCTTGGTAACCAGAAGTCCTCAAGCATTGACATGAATTTCTTGTCATCTTTGATTTCTCCAGTGTTAGCATCATACACTAACTTGTTTCTATATCTACCCATAACTTCACGGAGATATTGTTCCGCTTTGTTTTTAGGAAGATTACCGACATCAATGTAGAAAATTCTACGCTCTGGTGCTCTACTCAAACGATAGATGACCAGAGAATCTTCAATCATTCGCAGTTGGTTTACTGCTTTGATTGCCTTATGAAGGTGTGAAAGAGTCATATTCTTATTGAGATCCTGAATACCAGAATGACAATAAGTAACCGAATCAGCGGTAATTTTCATACCTTGATTCGTAGAATTCTTCAGACCTTTAGGGTTATAAAGAAAGTATTCTGCCGCTTTTTGTGTAAGTTGAGTATTGAGATCTACACCGCGCAGTTGCTCTGGACGCTTGTTCTCATACTCAGTGACCTTGCGAATCTTACGAGGATCGATATAACGTAACTCAGTAAGTCCACCTTTAGGATTTTTAGGATCAATAATCTTATGATAAAACAGTCTACCATCAACGTACCAGCGACGGAAGATTTCATAAGATCTATTTTCAAAATCAAGCAGGCGAAGAATTTGTTGAAACTCCTCTCTGATTAATTTTTTAATTTTATCCGATTGTTTGAGGTTAGATAACTCTACTTCTACAGGAACATCGTCAAAATTACCGCAAATTGTTTCATTTACGATATCATCAACCGCACTATCACATTCTGGTTGTAAAACCATCTCCCGATATCGGGTGATTAATTCATAATCATTACGGACAGTACCATCAAAGTCAACAGAATACCCATAGTATCCGCCACCTACGATAGGTTGCGAACCATCCATGCTATCTTTTTGAACAAAAGAAGGCCCCTTAGGGACCTTCTTCGCTCTCTCTAGTGAAAATCCAAAGAGCTGCTGAGACATTATATTTAAAATTTATTGGTCCGATACTATTTATCAAGCATCCACAGTGGCGTCAATTGGAGTCCAGTATTGTGTCTGGAGTTCAACTGTGAATTCTTCAATTGCATCGTTGTTACCGAAGTCAAGATCGATAGCAGCAATTGCACTTGGGAATACGTTATAGAATCTGTAAGACTTAAGGATCTTAGGCTTGTCGCCATCTTTAACGTCGCGTGCTAACTGATGAACAGTCATATCAGCGAAGTAACCAGTGCTATCATCTGCATCACCAAGACCAGCGGCGGATGTAAAGTTCTCGTTGTATGCTTGAACAGAAGATGCCCACAGTTCAAATGCGGATCTAAGAACGAACTTACTATCGTTCTGAACTGTAATAGTCCAAGGTTCAAACGTTCTGTCGCCTGCGATCTTTAATACTCTACCTCTAAAAGGAACCTCAATAACACCAATCTGAGAAGCAGGAAGGTTTGCTGCGCGAACAGTAAACTTACCGAGTTCTACAAGACCTGCGTTGTTGATAATACCAGAAGGGAATGCAAGATCCACTTGGAATAGATTAGGACGTGCAAAGTCTGAAGCGACATTTGCTTTAAAATCGTCAAGAGTTCCTCTTTTTGCCATTGTTTTTAATTTGCTCCGTCTTCAGTTTTATTTATTCATATGAAAAATTTCAGAGGTCCGCGAGGACCCCTGAAATCATAATGCGTTTTGTTGTGCTTTATCAGCTTGCTACTTCAGTAAATGCAACACCAGTTCTGGTTGCTACGAATGTCAGTGTGATGAAGTTAATTGTTCTTGTGGGTTTCACGAAGATCTCCGCATAGAACTCACCACGATCAACTGCCTCAGGTGGGTTGTTGTCGCTATCACACTTGACGAGGAAGTCAGTTACACCACGACGACCTTGTACATCACGGAGATAAGGTTCCACGATGTTGAGGAAGAGTGAACGTTGTGACTCATCGTTCTGCTCGAACAGTTGAGACTTAGCAGCACCGCTGATAACTCTCTCGATTGTAAGGAACAGTCTTCTAACGTTGATTCTGTCGAATGCGGAAGCGAATCCAAGAGCAGTCTTATCACCGAACAGGACTACGCCCTGACCAGGGAAGGCAACGATAGGATTGACTCGTGCATTATAGAGTTTGTCGCGTTGTGTCTTAGTAGGAGTATATGCAAGTTTGATTGCATTTCTCAAGACACCACGAGCGAAACCTGCGGGAGAGAACCAAGGTTCTGCCACTTCGGTTGTTTGAAGACAGAGACCAGCGACATCACCGTTGCAAGGTACATAACGGTATACATCATTGTACTTATCGTAGATATACTTGTAACCAGAGTCAAATACCAAGTAAGAAGAACTAGGAAGTTGCTCAAAGAAACCAACAATGTTGTCAGTAATGGTTGTAGCATTAGAAATACCGATTACGTTTCCTCTGCGAGGAGAAACAAATACGATACAATCTCTTCTTTCTTCAGCAATGTTGGTTAAAGAAGTTACTTTAGCAATTGCAGAAGCATCATCAGCACCAGAAGGACCAGTGAGGATGTAGTCAATAGTTTGAGACTCAGGATCTTCTACTAATTCGTATGCACTAGCAAGATCAGTGTTAGTAACGCTATAGTTACCACCAGATACTGCGTAGTCAACACCACCAGATAGTCTGTAGTAGAATGTTGCGTTGTTCTTAGAACCTACAGTTGTGCGTCCATCAGGATAACCAGTAGAACCATTAGCGGAACGAAGCAAGTTGAACTGACGTGAAGCAGAGGTTAATCCCCAGTTACCATCAGCAGCAGATGCTGTAGCAGAGAATAAACCTGTTTCATGCAGACCCCAGAAGATATACTCGGAGCGTTGCTTAATTACTTCCTTGTAGTAGTTTACCTCACCAACAGAAGTCTTAGCGTCAGATGCCTTAGAAAGACCAATGAAACGCTCAAGAACTGCGCCAGTTGTACCTGTAATCTTGCCATCAATGTCAAGAATAAGGACGTGAAGTTCATCTCTGAATCCACCAGCGTTGTTTGTATAGAGTGAAGTACCAGGACGAGGAGCAACGTTGATCCACTTTTGACCAGGTAGATACTCACGCTCAGGATACTCAGGTCTTACAGAAGAAGGTGTAGAAGAGTTAGAGTTAGTGTCTGTAACTGCACCAGCAGCATCAGCACTGAAGTCGATGCTACCTTTGGTCTTAGCGATATAGAGTTTACGCTCAATACCATTAGCAGCAACATCACAAGTGTTAGTGCCTTGAGTTACAGTTTGACCAGCAGCAATGATACCAGTAACACCACCAGAAGGAAGACCGATTTCAAGTTTCTTATTTGCGGGATCCCAAGCAAGAACTGTGACAGCTTCGTTAGAACCACCAATAGCAATTGTAGTAGAAGTGCCAGGTGTAAAGTCACCGACAATAGACTCAACAGTCAATACAATGCTATACTTAAATACTTTACCAGTTGCTCCAGAAGATGCAGCAGCGAGTGCTTCATCAGCGACGAATTCAGGTTCGTTACCAGAGCCAGGTGCAGGGATGACAGCAATCTGATCTGCGCCAGCGTCTGTTACGAATACGCCTATGGAATTACCTTTTGTACCAGCAGTACGAGATGCCCAGTTCCAAGCATTAACAGCACTCTCATAAGTGGTTTCGTAATCTTGGAGATTTTTGATTAAGGGAGCAGTGCCGTTGCTGACCGAGTTCTTAAGGTTAGTCGATGTTACACGGATAGTTTTTAACAGACCACCATAAGATAAGAACTGTGCTGCGGTATACCAGAACTCATAGTTCGAGTCATTGGGTTTACCGAAACGTTCAACTAAATCCCTTTCATTAGAAATATCAATTACTTCTTCAACAGGACCGAGTTCAAAGGGTGCAGCAAGCACACCTACGTTCGCGGTGGATAGTGTAGTGATAGTTGTCAGGTCCCTTTCCTGTAC